GCATTTTTTAAAGAAATGTTTTGAATATTAATTCTTAATTAAGATATTCGCTTATCGTTTAAACCCAACGATACCAAAATTATGAATACTTCAATCGCAAATCAAATTAGAAAATCAGCAAAAAACAATTCTTGGTCAAATGTTAATCAATTAATTGAGAATTTAGGTTTACAATTAGAACTTGTACAGGATTTAGCATTTTGCAAATTATGGATTGTAAAAAATAACACAGAAATACATTCTATTAGTAATACTATTGATTATGCTAATAATGGAAATGCAAGTGTAAAATTCAGCTTTAATAACTAAAACCAAAAGGGGTGCAGCATCCTACACTGCATATAAAACTATGTTCAACTACCAACAAGAACCATCATTTGAGCAAGGCTTAAAAGATGCAATCAACAAGCTAACTAATCAGCTACCTGGTGTACAAAAAGACCCTTACAAGTCAAGACAAGTATACGCAAGAATCCAAGTATTTAAACGAGCCTTACAATTATTAGATGATTTACCAAAAACAACAAGCAGCAGCAATTAAGTCGCTTTGCGTAGGGGAGACTATGCAAGTAGACAAACGAGAAGGCAACCGAATCCGAGCCTTACTATCGTATTACAAAACTTATAACGGCAAGACTTATTCTTGCAAAGAATTAACCAAAAATTGTTTAACCATAACTCGAAAAAAATGAAGAAGTTAAAAAATCCAATTATTCAAGATATTAACATAGTTGAAATAGACTATCAAAACACTTATTACACAGAATACACCGATGGTTTTATTATTTACCACCACAGGTTCAAACAAGCTGACCTACGCTTTTGGGTATTAGAAAACTACGACATATCAAGAGGTCAAGTTAAAATTGAATTAGACCCTACAAGTATGGAGCAGGCAGAGAATCCTATTTACTTTACACAGGATGTAGAGGAGTTTATTAACGAGAATTACGAGGAATTGATTTTAGCAATCTTAAAGCAACCAGTGCTGGCTTGTCAATCTTCTTTAGGTAGTGCTATTTATAACATTTGTAGACCGAGATAATATGAAAGACTTTAACTTAAAAGAAGCCTTAGCTGGAAAGCCAGTTATCACAAGAGATGGTAAAAAGGTAAAGCAATTAACACAGTTTGATTCTGAAACATCAAATTTATTTGGGGTTGTAGATAATTCCCTTATATCTTGGTATAATGATGGTGTCTATTCATCAAATTATAAATCAAATTTTGACCTATTTATGGAAACAGAAAATGTAAGCATTTGGGTAAATGTATATTATGATGGAGATAATATTTATATTGGACACAAGCATTCTATTGAACAATTAGCATTAGAAGTAAGTAAAAATAGTATACATTATATTAAAACAATAGAAATAACCAACGAGAAATGAGTATTATAACCGTACATACATTCGTAAATAATCCACCGAAGGAAAGTAAGCTGGATAAATTAAAAAGGCTTTATAGACAAACTTTAGAAGATAGAAATTACTGCAAATCAGTCCAGGCTATGTATCTTATAAATAAAGTTAAAGAAGCTGAAATACAAAGAGTTACAAACGATTACGAGCATCACATTTCGAAGCAAATAATTAAAAATAATTACCTTAATTTAATAAAATAAATTGTATCTTTAAAAACCAAAACTTAAAACTATGTCACTATTAAAAATTCAATCGGAGCTAAAAGCACCTAAAAATCAATTCAATTCCTTCGGGAAATACAAGTATCGTTCTACGGAAGATATATTGGAAGCAGTTAAACCTTTATTGCTTAAGTACGAATGCGATATGATAATATCGGATAGTATTAAAGAAATAGGAGGAATAATCTATTGTGAAAGTAAAATCAAATTTATAGACAAAGATGATTTTGAATGGAATGTTTGTGCTTCTGCTGGAATAGACGCAAACCGCAAGGGTATGGATATTAGCCAGTCTTTTGGAAGTTCAAGTTCATATGCAAGAAAGTATGCATTATCAGGTTTATTTCTTTTGGATGATACTAAAGATGCTGATGCTACGAATATGCACGATGCAGTTAAAATGGTAGAAGAGAAACTTAAGCCAACTTTAAAAGTAGGTACGGAATTGTTTGACAAATGCAGAGCAGGTTATCTAAAGGATGCAAAGAATTTAACTGCTATTCAAGAACGCTATTCTATGGATGCAGAGACTTTAAGACTTTTAACAAATAAGCCGAATGAAATACTTTAAAGCAAGACCAAGTTCATTAGGTAAAATAATGAGCAAGTCAAAGAAGCCAGGCGAATTGTCGCAAACTTGCATAACCTATCTTAAAGAGTGGTATGCTGGGGATAAGGAAGAACTATCTTCTAAATATTTAACCAAAGGTATTTTATTAGAAAACGAAGCAATAGAGTTTGCATCTAAAGTTTTATACGGTGGTATTAAAGCCTATAAGAATGAAGATATTTACGCTAATGAATGGTTAGTAGGAACTCCTGATGTAATACTTGAGAACTCTATTATTGACACCAAGTGTTCTTGGAATAGAAAAACATTATTGGATTCAGCTTTAGAACTTAATACTGATTACGAATGGCAGTTGCGAGGTTATATGATGTTATGTAATAAAGAGTTTGCTACACTATTCTATTATTTAGGCGATACTCCAGCAGCAGCTAATTACGGTGTCAAAGTAAGCTATTCACATTTAGAAGATTTTGAACGCTGGGTAAGCTACGAGTTTAAACGAGATTTAGACAAAGAGCAAGAGATTATAGACAAAGTAGAACAATGCCGAGAATGGCTAAAGAATTACGATGCCGAGATACAGGCAAAATTAGGAACAAGAATTATAACCCTTTAAAAAAAATAGAAAATGGAAGTACAAGGAACAATTTATTCAATCGGACCAATCCAAGAAGTAAGCGAAAAATTTAGAAAGCAAGAAATCATTTTAGAGACCTTGAATGGCGAATACACGCAACACATTAAATTACAATTTGCACAAAAGAAAATTGACTTATTACAATCATTTGCTCCAGGTAGCGAAGTAGTTTGTCAAATTAACATAGCAGGTAAGTTGTATAAAAACAAAGAAGGTAAAGAAGATTCCTTTACAAATATTGTTTGCTGGAAGATTGATGAAGTAGGTACAAATGTAATTACAAACGAGGCTGAAAGCGATAGTTTACCCTTTTAATTAAAGATATTACCGCCGCTGCAAGCGTTCTTTTTGCGGTAAAGATAAGAGGTGTCTGCGCAATATTTAGGGGAAAGTTTTACAATTTTAGCAGAGATTAACACCCAAGTGCTAACGAGCAGCGTTAGTATTTTAAAATTATAAGAGATGGATTATATAGAGGATTATCAAACGAATAACATAACCATTCAAGACTTAAGTAAAAAGTATAATATCTCCGAAAGGCATATAAGAAAGACTTTTAAGTTAAGAGGTGTTAAGACAAAGCATAACCATATTAAAAAGGTAACGGTCAAGGCAGATAAGGTATTTCCTATTTTTTTAGCTGATTACCTGGATAATGGCTTAAGTATGCAACACTATGCTGATAAGTACGGAATAAGCAAATTTGCCTTAACATTAAGATTAGAAAAATACTTTAAATTACGAAGAAAATAGTTATATTTGTAATGTATTAAGTATCTAATAGGAAGTAGAGAGCCTGTTAGATATTACCTAATGGTTATATTATAACCTGAAACCTATCGTAACTCTCTACCGATGGGTTTCTTTTTTTTACTCAAATGAATACATTTTATTTTTCGCACGATTATACCGCCAGGAGCGATATAAAAATTAAAAAGCTAATAGCTACTCAAGGTATGCTTGGCTATGGTATCTACTGGTCTTTAGTAGAAGATTTATACCACAACAATAACAAATTAGAAGACAATCCAGCAATACTTGCTTACGATTATAGATGCACAACTGAATTGATTAAATCGGTCATTAATGATTTTGATTTATTTATAGTTAAGGATGGGTATGTTAGTAGTAATAGTATACAAAAAAGGTTAGATGAAAGGAATGATAAAGTAACTAAAGCTAAACAGTCTGCAAGCAAAAGATGGGAAAAAAGGGCTGAAAATGCGGTTAATATAGAAACGCAATGCGACCTTGATGCGAACGCAATGCGAACGCAATGCGATGGCAATGCTATAAAGGAAAGTAAAGTAAAGGAAAGGAAAGTAAATAAAAGGAAAGTAAAAGAAGATATATTTATTCCTCCTATTGTTGAAGATGTTTTAAATTACTTTGAAGAAAATGGTTACTCAAGAGAAGTAGCAAATAAGGCATATCATTATTATAATAATTTAGGCTGGAAAAATAGCAAAGGAAATCAGGTAGTTAATTGGAAAAATACTATGATGAATAACTGGTTTAAAGATGAGAATAAAAAGAAAGTACAAGCACCTATTATTCCTACATTTTACTACTAATGGAACATAACAACGATTTTAAGTTTGACCTTGAGTTTGGAATTTTAGGCGAAAAACTATTAGCTGAAATATTTACTAATAAAAAAGTAGAAGTTAAAAGAGATAAAATAGCATCTAATACTGGAAATTTAGCAGTTGAATATGAATCAAGGGGTAAGCCTTCGGGAATAGCAATTTCACAAGCTGATTGGTGGTGTTTTATTTTATCAGGCAAAATAGAAGATAAAATCATTATTATTATAGAATTAGAAAAATTAAAAGATATTTGTAGGATAGAATTTATTGCTAATAACATTAAAGAGATGGGCGATAATAATACTTCTAAAGCAGTCTTAATCCCAATTAAAAAATTAAACACCTACTAATGGATTTTATAAAACAATATAGTGATGTACAAGGCGAATTAGATTCGCTTTACGATACAGGATTAATTAAAGGCGAAACAATAGGATTCCAGGATGTGGATAAGCTAATATCCTTTAAAAAAGGTGCTACTTCTTATATTTACGGAACTCCTGCATCAGGCAAATCGGAATTTTGGTGGGAATGCCTTATAAACTTATCTAAAAGTAAAGGTTGGAAACATTTAATCTTTAGTCCCGAAACGGGAACTCCAGCAGAAATATTTGCCGAGATTATACACAAGTGGGCAGGTAAACCATTCTTTGATTTGGATGGTAATAAGTTACAAAGACTTACTAAACAAGAAATGTACAGGTATGGATTAGAGGTTAGCCAGTATTTTTACATAATGGATTTAGGAGTTAAAGATATAACTTTAGATGACTTTCACGAAGCGGTTGAGAAATACGGTGTTAAGTTTGACACAGTTACAACAGACCCTTTTAATGAAGTAAAGCACGATTTAAAAGGCGAGCAAAGGGATATGTATATGGCTCGGGTATTAGGTAAAATAAGAATGTATGCAAGGGAGTATAATTACCACCATACAATTATTATGCACATAGCAAGGGAAACAGGAGCAAAGGTTATAGATGATGCAACAGGAATAAAATATTATCCACCTGCTGACCCACGATTTATAGATGGTGGCGAAACATCGTTTAGAAAAGGCGAACAAATGATTTGCGTCTGGCGACCACCATTTGGAGTTTCTAAAGATGGAAACTCTTATCAAGGTAACGAAGTAAAGATAATAGTACAAAAGACAAAACCTAAAGGCATAGGAGAAGTAGGCGAGGCTACTTTATTTTTTGATAAGTGGAGAAACTGCTATTACGAAGAAATAAACGGAACAAAGAGTTATGCGGGAAATTATGTTACATTTGAAAAACCAAAAGTATTACCTTTTTAATTATGAACCAGCACAAAATGTATAGGTGTATTAGATTGATGCAGCTACTACAAGAAAAATCACGAAACATTTACACAATAGCTAAATATTTAAATGTTACAAATAGGACCGTATACAGGTATCTAAAACTTTATGAAGAACTTGGCTATACTGTAAAAAAAGATATGTTCAACAAAGTAATTTTAATCAAACTATAAAATGGAAAAAAAAGAAAACCAAACGGCAGTACAACAAGTATTTAGCGAGTTACAAAAGTTACATCCTGGTCTATTTAATATTTATTCCGAAGATGGTAGGAATTTTATTAATCACTTTCACAAGTTTTTAGCAATAGAGAAGCAACAACTATTAGATGCTTATGATGCTGGAGGATATGCTATGTTTGATGATAATGAGGATTTATTAGACCCTGAAGTTTATTATAATTTTACATTTAATAAAGAATAGATGACACTACAAGAATTTGCTAAACATTCGGAAGCCAGGCTTTTTAGTTTAGAATTATTTGAGCAATTACCAATCCATAAGTTATCTTCGCAGTATTATGTGGAGGCTTTAAGAGAGATAATTAATTTGATTAACCCAGTGCAGGACAAAAAATTTATTTTAAGTGATGAGAAAGTTACACGAGTTAAGTGAGCCATTAAAAGCTATTTTGCAGGATGAACTTGAAAAAAGGATTCCAAAGACTGATTTTAGACAAGCTACTTTGTTTAGGATAGCAGATTTACTTTTAGTGATGCAAATAAAGCTATTAGAGGCAAATAAAACTAAATTAGGTACAAAGACCTACCAAGATAATTTAACTGCTTTAGAGACGCTTAATTTGGCTTTTACGATATTGACTGATTTGCAAGGTGAGAATTTGCTTTTACGAAATGAGTTATTAACTTTGAGGCACGAAGCGGAGGTAATTATAGCAGAATTGAGTGAGAGAGTTAAAACGCTTGAGATGATAGATGAAATTTAAATTAAACAAATTATATAACTTTTAAACAACAAACAAAATGGAAAAAGAATTTATGCCATACCAAGAAGCATTAGCTTTAAAAGAATTAGGATTTGATGAACCTTGTTTTGGTAGATATTGTATTGTTACCGAATG